GAATGAATGACGGCAACCCTGAAGTGGAGGCCCTTCTCGCGGGCGATCTCCCTCACAATGGTGACCATCCAGGCGAGCCCGGCATCCGATCCCGATGTGCCGGCCGAGCCGATGATCAGCGGGATTCCGGCCTTGATGCTTCGGGTCATCATGATCTCGGTGTCGCGCTTGACCGCCGCAGCCGAGAACATGCAGATCCCGGTGGCTAGCGGACCGGGGCCGGGATCGGTGCTGCCGGCATCGCAGCCGATCATCCGCGCGCCGAGCGCGATCGCCTTGTCGAGCGATTCCGCGCGAAACCCGGAACCCAGCATGCCTGTTGCCGAAACCAGCGGAAACGATGCCATCGTCACGGTCCCCGATCGCTATTGCAGGGGAAGGATATCGCTTGCCGGACAATCCGCAAACCCGGGGACCTCGTCTTGAGTGCGGCCGGCCTCTCGACGTCATTTCGAGGACGGCCTCCGGCGCAGTCGCGCCGTGTCGCGCCTTTTGCTGCGCGTCCAACTTGCCGACGAACTGCTTGACACACCGCGCGATTCGAACGCAACACCCAACCACCCGGAGCATGCGCCGACACGACAGAGGAACAAATGAGCGCCGCAGCCCTATCCCCTGCCCCGGCCGCCGCGGAGCACGGACGCATTCCGGTGCTCGACATCGGACCGTACCTCGCCGGTGATGCCGGCGCCGCAGCACCGCTCGCGCGCGCCTTCGCCCGCGCTTGCGAAGACACCGGGTTTCTCGTGGTCTCCAATCACGGCGTGCCGCCGCGCCTGGCCGAGGACACCTTCGCCGCCGCAGCGCAATTCTTCGCCCGGCCCGAGCCCGACAAGCTCGCCCTCAAGATCGGCCAGTACAACATCGGCTATCTGCCGTTCGGCGGCCAGGTCGTGCGGCATTCGCCGGTCAACAGGAACACCAAGCCGAATTTCAGCGAGAGCTTCTACATCACCCGCGACCGCGCCCCCGACCACCCCGACATCGTCAACAACAAGCCGCTCGTCGGGCTCAACCGGTGGCCGCCGGAAATGCCCGAATTCCGCGCCGCGACAACCGCGTACTACTCTGCGATGGAGGCGATGGCGACCCGGCTGGTGCCGGTCGTCGCGATCGCGCTGGACCTGCCCCCGGACTATTTCGCCGAGGCTTTTGCCACGCCGAACTGCACGATCCGGCTGATCCACTATCCGCCGCACCTCAAGCCCGTTTTGGCCGAAAGCCGCAGCAATACTGGGGTTTTCCGGCTTTTTCATGTTTCGTTGCTGTTTGACATAAATCTGTGCATTTCTGCGAGTTTCGACACTACTCGACACGACCAACTATGACATGGGTGCGACACAAAAGGTAGAGCCGCGAGGCGAGGCAGCGAGCGGCATAGAACTATGTTGACACTCGTTTGGTGGTGGTTTAGACACGCCGATCGGTCCAGCAGCCCGCCGAACCCACAACCTACAACCTACAACCTACAACCTCCAATTGCTTCATGGATCACTATGACCTTGGAGGGCTGCCTTGCCCGTACTACCCGAAGATGAAGATGACGATCGCGAGCGCGAAGGCGCCGTGCAAATCGCCGCGCTGATCGGCAAGCCGATCTACGCGACCCAAGCCTTGCTGCTGCGGGGGCGGGTTCCCGGAGCCTATAAATTCGCGGATAAATGGCGCTTGCGGCCTTCCGTGTGGCGCAGATGGCGTGACGAGCAGGAAGCGGCCTCGATCGCCCGAGCCACGGCGCCAATCCAGCACAACTCACAACCTATTCGTGTGCGGTCCCATCTGCGTCAGCCCCGCCGCGCTTACGGCACCGATACAGCTGCGCCCCCGCGCCCCGCGCTCGTCGCGAAGGAAATCGAGTAACCCAAAAAGGTTCGCCCGGCGATGGGCGTCGCCGGGCGGGGATATACCTTTTGGGGATGACGGTTAGGTATACAGGAACGCCGATTTAATTAGCCCGTTCCGGCCCCGCCCGCAAGTAGGAACCCATCGCCGGCCCCAACAGGACCGTGCCGATGTCATTTTTTACATTAGTTTCCAGCCCTTTAGCCGCTGACCGCCGCGACCGCCGCTGCTGCGTCTACGAGAATATCGGCCCTGGCTACCACCTGTTGCTGGTGGACGATGACGGCGGCCTCATCCTCGTCGAGCAGGTCAGCGATTTCGAGATTGCCATATGGCTGGCGAGCCTCGTCAATCAGGCGCTCGGGGAGCTGGGGGCGCTGCTGCCATGAGTGCGCTCGCCTGGGCCCTGGCATATGCCGCCACCGGCCGCCGCGTCTTCCCTCTCCGCGACAAAAGAAGCCCCCTGGTTCCCTGGAAAGGAAGCGCCACGACCGATCCGGAGAAAATTAAATATTGGTGGACAAGCGCACCCCGCGCCCTCATTGGCGCCGTCACCGGTGAAGTTGATTGCGTGCTCGATGTCGACCCGCCGCTCGGCTTCGAGGTGCTCACCACGCTCGGCGTTAGCCCGGAACAATTCGAAACGCCGGCCGCCTCCACACCCCGCGGCGGCTGGCACTTTCATTACGCAATCCCAGCCTCCGGCCCATTCCCTGGCACCGCCGGCGCACAGGGATGCGGCATCGGCGCTAATTTGGACTGGCGGTGCGCCGGCAACTATATCGTCCTGCCAAGTCCCGACAGCGGCTACCACTGGGAGCCAAATCACACCCCGGACCTCCCGCTCGCCGCGGCGCCACTGGGGCTGTTGCCGAGGAAACCCGAGCCAAGGATTTGCTTACCAAAGGAGGGGCACCTTCCACCTCCCTCCGATGATCGCCGCTTGCTCATCCTCGCCGGCGCCCTCGATAGCGCTGAACGAGCGATCCTCGCGGCACCCAACGGGGAACAGGAAAAGACCTTTTCCTACGAGTGCTTTTCGATCGGCCGGCTGTGCGCCGGGATAGGAGGCGACGCCGACGCCCTCTCTCGCCTCTCCTATGCCGGCCAGAGAATGGCCAATTACGATCCTCGGCGTCCGTGGACCTATCAGGAGATCGTAACAAAAGTCCAGCAATGCTTCGAGCGCGGGCGGCGCCGCGGGCCGCGGCCGGGAGGACCGAGATGAGCGCCGATGAATGGCTGCGCGAAGCGATGGATGACGCCGAAGCCGCGGGCCACATCGAGCTTCTCGACGTGCTCGAAGACCCCGATCTTACGGATGACGAACGACGCGAGCGCATCACCGAGCTTCTCCCCAAGCCGACGCCAAACGGTGTCGATTACACGCTCTGGCGCCACTTTGTTGGTGCGCTTAACAGCATCCCCATCCTTACGGACGTCGAGCGCCGCAAGCACCTCGAATCGAAACTTCTTTCCTGCGCCATGCCGGGGTCGTGAGGAAGCGGCCGATCGAGGACACGATGCAGGCCTTTGGGTTGTTGTACGGCACGCGCAGCCGCTCTCTGGCGACCGCCAGCAACGTGGTTCTCGAACTTGACCCGCCAAAGGAGCTGCAAACCTCGGACTGGTCCGCAAGGCGGCTGTCGCGGGGGCAGGTGGCGTATGCGGCGTCGGACGCCGTCCTGGCATTGCGCTTGTGGGAAAAGCTGCTTCCCAACCTGCAGGTCTTCGAATGCGCGAGGTCATATGCGCTGCAGCGGAACGCCTTGCCGGCGATCGCCGACATGGAGCGACGCGGCCTCGGCTTCAATGTCGACGAGCATGCGGAGCAGGTGAGCGGGTGGGAGCGCGATTACACGGAAGCGTGCCGCTCCTATCGCGAGGCGACCGGGGAATCGCCGCCGCTCAAGCGGTCTGAGCTACAGGCTTGGATCGGGCGTGTCGCAACGCCGAAACAGCTCGAGGGCTGGCCTCGGTGCTTGGACGGATCGTTGTCGATCGGGGCGGACGCGATCCGATGGCTGATCGTCGAGGCACAGAGCCCGCAGGTCGAGGCAGTGCTGTCGCTCCTCGCCAACAAAAAGCTGCTCGACAGCTTTGGCCGTGGTTTTACGAAGTTCGTCTCACCGCTGACCGGACGCATTCACTGCGCGATCAATACCGGGCGCGATAAGAGCGGCCGGTTCTCCGCCGAAAGCCCGAATCTGCAGCAGCTTCCCGCCAAGCGCGCCCCCGCTTTCCGCAAGAGCATCCAAGCCGCTCCCGGCAAGTTGTTGGTCATTGCCGATCTGTCGCAGATCGAGTTGCGCATTGCTGCGTGGAAATTCGAGGACGAGGCGATGACTGCCGCGTTTCTGACCGGCAAGGACATCCACACTGAAACCGCCGCCAGGATAGGCAATCTGCCGGCGGATCAAGTGCTGCCCGAGCAGCGGGATAAAGCGAAGTCGGTGAACTTCGGGTCGATTTACGGCATGTCGGCGCGCGGGCTTGTTGCCTATGCCTTCTCCGGGTTCGGCATCATTCTGAAGGAAGTCGAAGCGCAAGAAATGCTCGACGGCTTCTTTGCCGTTTATCGTCAGCTGTTCGAAGGCCGCTTCAAGGTGTGGCGTGAAGCAGTCGCCAGCGGCGAGATCCCGGCCGGTCTTTATGGTCGCGTCGTTTACTGGCTGTGGGACGACAGCTGGGTTCGCAGAGGCCGTTACCGCCCGCCGTTCTCATCCTGCTGCAACCTGCCGATCCAGGGCGCCGCGGCCGATTTGATGCTGGCGCAAATCCCGCGTGTCGACCGTGCCCTGCGCGGTCTGCGCGGGGGGCTCATCCTGACCATCCATGACGAGCTCCTCGCCGAAGTTGACGAGGACGACGCTGAGAAGGCTCAGGCGATCATGGTCGAAGTGATGACCGAGACCTTCATCAAACTGTTTCCGGGAGCGCCGGCCACCGACGTCGTTGCCACGTCCATCCGTCCGACATGGGCGAAACCAATGAAAGGAGAGAAGCAGGTGAAGACTTGAGAAAGTACCAGATTACGGCTAGAATAAGCCACAGAAAACCACTGTATCCATCAGATCAGAGTAAAAGGTATCAAGTAGTATGATCCGTTTTCCCAAGAACTCCTCGTCGTTCCTCGTGGCGGCGGGCACGCACCCGGCAATCTGTTACTGTGTCGCCGAGCTGGGCACCCAGGAGACCAGCTACGGCAAGAAGCCGCAGATTCACATTGGCTGGGAATTGCCCGAGGAACCGCTGCCCAATGGCCGGCCGGCTGTCGTCCGCCGCCGCTATGCGGTATCCGCCGACCCGAAATCGGCGCTGCGGACCGACATTGAGAGTTGGGAGGGACGCCGCTTCTCGGCGATCGATCTCGACGCCTTCGACATCGCCGATCTCATCGGGCAGACCTGCCTGTTGAGCGTGCAGCACAGCGATGAAGTCGGCGGCCGCATTTACGCTAACGTGGCCTCGGTGCTGCCCCCGCCGCGCGGGATGGCGAAGCGGATGCAGACGCACAACGATCCGATCGTCTTCGAGCTGGAGCACGAGAGCGCACGGGCGATGTACGCAGCGCTCCCCGAGTGGCTTCGCACGACGATTTCGCGTTCGCCCGAATATCAGCAAAGGTTTGGAGCGACCGCCGGATTGAGTGGCCGCGAAGCGGGGCAGCACCGGGCTGCTCCCGCGATGCGGCGCCAGGCTCCCGCGCTCGTCGAGGCCACGGTCGCGGAGCTGCCCGACGATGACGTCAATGACGCCCCTTTCGACTTTGACGAGCGTTAGGCCTTGGTCATCCGTCTGCGCGACCCTAACGAGCCGGACGGGCTGAGCCGGTTGATCAACCGCCAGATCGACGCTGCTCTGGAGACCGAGCGCGCCGGCGAAGTCCCTCGTGACTATCTCGGTGCCTCGGTCCTCGGCGATCCCTGCGCGCGCCGCCTGGCCTATCAGTACACTGGGATCGAGCATGACCGGGTCGCCGGCCGCAACCTGCGCATCTTCGCAGCCGGCCACGCGTTCGAAGCGCTGATGTCACGATGGATTAGGCTCGCCGGTTTCGATCTGCAGGATGTCAACCCGAACACCGGCCGACAGTTCGAATTCTCCGTCGGAGGCGATCGCGTGCGCGGGCATGCGGACGGAATCATCGCCGGAGGCCCGGACATCGGCGCCGCCTATCCGCTGCTGTGGGAGGCAAAAGCGCTGAATTCCGCGGCGTGGACCGATCTGACGCGGCGCGGCTTGCGGCAGGCGAAACCGGGCTACTTTGCGCAGATTCAGATCTACCTGTCGCAGCTCGAGCTGCAGGCCTGTCTCCTCACCGCGCTCAACAAGGACAGCTGTGGTCTCTATAACGAGCTCATTGCGCTTGAGGCGGACATCGGCCAGCGGCTGGTGGACCGCGGCATCCGCATCGCCGAGCTCGCCGACCGCGGCACCGTGCCTGGTCGCGTGGCCGACCCAAGCCAATGCCGCGGCTGCGCTTGGATATCCCCATGCAACATGGAGCGCACCGATGCTTGATTTAAACAACGACGCACCGCCGGCCGCCTGGGCGCGAATCGCTCGCGAACAGCGTGCCCGCTGCGGGCAAGACAACGACATCTTGCGCCCGAAGACGCTCTGACGCATATTACTAGAATTTCTACTGTAGAGCTAGGTAGAAAATGGCAGAGCCAGGACGACCCAAGGGCCAGCCCAAGACCGGCGGAAGGGTCAAAGGTACGCCCAACAAGCTCAGCGCCAGCGTCAAAACGATGATCCTCGGTGCGCTCAACGAACTCGGTGGCACGCAATACCTCGTTGAGCAAGGCAGAGCGAACCCCTCAGCCTTCTTGTCGCTGGTCGGCCGTGTCCTGCCAATGCAGGTGGACGGCAGGGTCGAGCTTGATGTCGATGTCAACGTTCTTGCCCGCGAGGCGCAGTTAATCGACGCGGCGTTCTCCGGTCTCCATATGCAGGGTCCAAAGCTGATCGATGCGATGGCAATAGAGCTACCGGAGAGCGGTGATGGTCGAGAGGAGTCGAACACCGATCGCCGTTCAACCTTGGAGCATGTGCTCGATGGAGACTGAGCTGAGCTCGCGAGAGCAGGCCATCGCGATTTATTGCAGCACGATTATGCAGGCGGCCGAGCTGGGGGCCGCGAGTGTACACCGGGTTAAGAGGAAGTTGGCGCAGTCAGATGTGTTCTTTCTGCTCGTTTATGTACTTGGGCGAGCCGATCTCAATCGCGATTGGTATTTCGCGCGCTGTCGCGAGGTGCAGGCGGCGCCGAATGGCTATCTCGATCTGTGGGCCCGTGAGCATGGAAAGTCTTCAGTAATTACCTTTGGCCTTACCATTCAAGACATATTGAACGATCCCGAAATCACGGTCGGAATTTTTTCGTATTCCCGACCTATTGCCAAGGCATTTCTCCGACAGATCAAGGTCGAGTTTGAAAACAACGAGACGCTGAAGTCGTTGTTCCCCGATATTCTATGGGCCAATCCGCAACGCGACTCTCCCAAATTCTCGGAGGACGACGGGATCATTGTCCGCCGCAAAGGCAATCCAAAGGAAAGCACTGTCGAGGCGTGGGGACTTGTGGACAGCACGCCGGTCAGCAAGCACTTCAAGCTGCTGGTCTTTGACGACGTCGTGACTGGCGAATCTGTCTCGACGCCGGAGATGATCGCGAAGGTGACGACCGCGTGGGAGCGCAGTCTGGCATTGTCGACTGAAGGCGGCGTCGTCAGATACATTGGCACGAAATGGCATTACGCGGACACTTATCGCGAGATCCTCGCTCGCGGCGCAGCGATCGAACGTCGGCATCCGGCGACCATCGACGGCACGGCCGGCGGCGAGCCGGTTCTGTTCAGTAAAGAGCGTTTGGCTGAGACGCGCCAGCGGATGGGTCCGTATACCTTCGCCGCACAATTTTTGCTGGATCCGGCTGCCGAACGCGACCAGGCGTTTCACGATGACTGGTTGCGGTTCTACGATGAAGGCGGCGACACTAGCGAAATGCGCAAATATCTTCTCGTCGACCCGGCAAGCTCGAAGAAAAAAGGCTCCGACTACACCGTTATGGCGGTAATCGGGTTAGCGCCGGACGAGAACTACTACCTGCTCGACGCGGCGCGCGATCGGCTGAACCTGACCGAGCGCGGCGATAAGCTGTTCGGGCTGCATCGAAAGTGGCGGCCAGAAAGGGTCGGCTATGAGAAATATGGAATGCAGGCGGATATCGAATACGTTCGGGAGAAGCAGAGACGCGACAATTATAGGTTCGACGTAATCGAGCTGGGTGGCAGGCTGTCGAAGCCCGATCGCATCCGGCGCATGGTGCCAATCTTTCAGGCCGGTCGGTTCTACCTGCCGACGTCGCTATGGCGAGTGACGCACGAGGGCAGGCGAGAGGATTTGGTTACGATCTTCGTCGAGCAGGAATACAAGCCCTTTCCGGTAGCGGTGCACGACGATTTCTTCGACGCGATCTCACGGATCTGCGATGAGGAGCTTGGCGCAACATGGCCGTCCGCTACCGCAAGAAGAGAGCGGCCGGACCGCTATGCGCGGGCGCGGCGCCGGCAACGCAGATGGTCGCAATGGGCGGCGTGAGGCGATTGGTAACTGGGTTTGGGTAGGACCGGGATAGGCCAGTGTCATTTCTTGCCGCGCGCGGCCTCGGCCATTCCGACGAACCGCACCGCGCCTCTCTCGGATCTTCATTTAGAGCGTCACCGAGCCCGAATTCTCTTTGCGAGAACAAGAAAGCGGATCACGGGATATTCGTTGGCAAACTGTCCGCATTTTGCTCGAGTGCAGGACCGAGCTTACTCAGCGAACAGCCGAGCGTGACGAGGCGCTCGAACAGCAGACCGCGACTGCGGAGGTGCTGCAGGTCATTAACTCCTCGTCCGGCGATCTCGTGCCGGTTTTCGAGGCAATACTGGAGAAAGCACACAGGCTGTGCGGGATCGATTTCGGCGCTCTGCAACTCGAAGACAGAGGCAAATTCCGCTCCGTAGCGGCGCGCGGCTTGGCCGCCTCGTTAACGGAGCTGTTGCGGCGGCCCTACGAGCCGATACCAGGATCCCCACCTTCGCGCCTGCTCAGCGGCGAACGGATCGTTCACATCGCCGATATGGCCGAATTGGCTGTGCAGCGAACGAACGAACAAATGGTCGACACGAGAGCACAGGCCGTCGCGGAACATGGGTTTCGGACAGGGCTTTTCGTGCCGTTGCGCAAGGACTCGGAACTGCTCGGTTATATCGTCGCCATGCGACGGGAGGTGCGGCCCTACGCCGAGAGAGAGATCGCGCTGCTGCAGAATTTCGCGGCGCAGGCGGTCATCGCGATGGAGAACGCGCGGCTCTTGGGCGAATTGCGTCAGCGCACCGACGAGGTGGCGGAGTTGAACCGTGGGCTTGAGGCGCGGGTCGCTGAGCAGGTCGAGGAACTGGGGCGCGTCGGGCGGCTGAAGCGGTTTCTCGCGCCGCAACTGGCCGAACTCATCGTCTCGCATGGAGACGAGAAGATCCTCGAAAGCCATCGCCGCGAGATCGTCGTCGTGTTCTGCGATCTGCGCGGCTACACCGCCTTCACCGAGACCGCCGAGCCCGAGGAAGTGCTCGACTTTCTGCGCGAATATCATGGCGCGCTGGGGCCGCTCGTCTCCCAGTTCGAGGGCACGCTCGACCAGTTTTCGGGCGACGGGATCATGGTGTTCTTCAACGATCCGGTGCCGTGT